TTTGTTTGCCTCACATATGGTTACACCCTCAATATATCCTCTATCAGTTGATATATATCCAACTCTTACACTATCTTTTGATGGCGGTCCAAAAATATTAAATTCAGCCATTAGTTGTTGCTTTTATCTTTTTTCTTCATAGTGATATTTATTATGCTAATTCTCTGGACGCTGCTGCTATTTGTTCTGGAGTTCTACTGTCAGAGGTATTGACATCAGGAGTGTTTGTGGGAGGAGTTGCAAACTCAATTTGAGCTTTAGTTGGTGATACGTCAGTTTTAATACCAACTGCCGCACGAACACCTTCCGCACTCGGTGTTTGTTTATCTGGTGCTGCTGCTCCACCTCTTGCGAATGTGTAATAATCCGAGACTGCTCTATTTGGTGATAACTCACAACCAAAAGCATTTAACTTTAAGTTATCAAAACTCAGTGCTGCTGAAATACTTCCACTAATGTTTCCAATTGAGGCAGTTATGTCTGAGAGTGATCCACTTACACCAGCAAGTTGACCCTGAATATCATCAAGGAAAGCATTTACATTATCAAGGATAGAATTGTTAGCATCATTGATCGCGTCCTTATTAGCAAAGATTGCATCGGCAACTAAGTCCTCGGCATAACATATAGGAACGGATGGTGATGCTAGTGGTGAAGTTGATGCAGTTCCAACTTGACGTGCTTGCTCTGCCTTTTTTTGCAATTCGTCAGGATTGATTGCTTTGGTGAGTAAACCTTCTATCATTCCACCTAAAGCACCAGTAATCTTACCATAAAGACAAAGAATAAGTTCAGTAAGTATTTCCTTCATATCACCAAACAAATGTCTTAGACTAGACGGTATAGCAGCGACCACTTTCGTCAATGTCTTATTCAGTAATTTTAAGACATATTCCATAATTTTATCAAAGACCACTTTCATATATTTGGAAATTTCACTAGCAGCTGAAGCAATGAGATCTTTTATATTAGAGAGAGTATTAGACACTGCCTCAATATAAGAGTTAATTGCTTTCATATACTTGTCGATCTTCTGCGTAATATTATCAATGACCGTTTGAATGGATTTTAGTGCGGATCCAACCTTATCATCAGGTTTCATTAAAGGAATTTTCTCTCTAAGTTTATCCTCTATCTTCACATGAGCCGCATTCATCTTGTGAACTGAAGTGATGCCCTCAATCGTCGCTCCTGGAACAGTTGGAGATCCTGGAGAGTTTGCTGCAGCACATCTATCTTTTATTCCTTGAGCAACTGCTTGTTGGATAAAATCATCTCTCGCAGCTCCAGTAAGTCCTCTCGCATCAGCAGTGGCTCTTGCGCTTTGTTGATCCTGAAACTGTTGTTTTGATAGTGGTAAATCTGGTCTTAGTCCAAATTTATTTAATGTTACTCCAGGTGGCGCGGCAGCACACTCCTTCGCTTGTTCTGCTGGTTTTGGTTTCTCTACCTCTTTTCCTTTATCTGGAACTTTTTCTTTAGTCGGTCCACTTTTCGGCTCTTGTCCTTCAGCATAACCACTAGTCGCAAGACTCCCTGGAGTTTCGTTTGTAACGCGATTGTCGCCAATTTTAGTGGAGAGTGCGGTTTGCTCATTGTTCCCGAGCACTCCCATAATAACTGGAACTTGTTGATCTTGTCCATCCAGAAAGAAACCAAAAACCATCATTCCTTGACGAAGGTTTGAGGTTTGTCCAGAATTTGTTTGTCCTCCACCTGCCGTAACAGGATACATAATCTGCGCCCAAGGCAGTTGATCTGAGGGAATAACTGTTTCGCCTTGGTCGTGAAGTCCTATGATACGAACTTTATATCTTCTTCCCCACCCTGGAATTGAATTTTTACTCTTGTGAATTCCTGGTGATATGTTATCTCTCCAAGTAGAGTCATCAGCGATCTGCCCTACCCACCAGAGGAAACTACCACCTAAAAATCCTGGATTAAATAAAGTTCCTTCACTCATTAGTCGTCGTACATTCTACATTCAAGGGCGTCTGGATTATCATTACAATATAATTCCAAACCAGTTGGGTCATGATTATCATTGGGATGAGTTTCTATCCACCTCTCAAGGGCATCTAATTCATCCTCAACATGTCTTCTTGCTTGTGCAGAAACTGTGGGATCATCTAGTATTTTTTTATCTTGTTCGATATGTCTTTCTACGCTTTCCATGTCATTGCGTATAATAGTTTAACTATTTAGAGGTAATATGAAATTTTAATGATATATTTATGATGATTTTGGGGAACCTTTTCTTCCAAGAGAATCTCTACATAAAGTTAATTTGGTATATCCACCATCTCTCTTACTAATATAGTGACACAACTTTGCAATCACATAACCTCCTCCAAATTGTTTGTCCATAACTTTTGTATCTTTTGTAGAGAGTTCTGGAGAATCAACGAAGAAGTAATCTCCCGCGTGTAAACTAAAATCAGCAGTGATTGTGACTTCAACTTTAGATGAAAAAAATTGATTATATCTCATTACAGATTGATTTAAAACATTTTTTGGATCAAAATTCTCCTCTGTAGATTTACTAATTTGTTCTTTTGAATCTCCTGTGGGTAAAGTTCCTTTATCTAAAAGCATATATTGAGTCCTTGAAAAATCTTTATTTGTCCCCTCTTGGTTGAATTCTTTATTAAATTTTGGCAGGTTTTTTCCTGCTTTTTGAAGATTTTTCTCTCCACCTTTATCTCCCTGAACATTTGGATTTACAACTTCATAATAACAGGTAAAGGGATCAAATAGAATTGTTCTTGTTGAATATGTACCAATTTGTAGTTTTGATTTAACACTTCCGGCAGAGGTGGTGACATTATACTCCAATACTTTCCCTCCATATTCGGGAGGAATAGTTGATCCTCTTCCGTCAGGAGTGTTATTATAGATATAACTTTTGTATTTTTTCTTGGCACCGCCAGGTTCATTCTCTGAAAGTAATCCATCTACAGATTTAAATTTATATCCCTCAGAGGTTTCAAAGAAAAAGAAACCTGCAGTATTACCTTGAGCATTTGGAGTTTGAGGCACTGCTTTTCTTGCAAGTTGTAAAATAGTAGCAAATGGTCTCATATTATTTCCGATATGATTGAGATTATTGGTGGTTTCCTCTATATCTAACTTCTTTTTACCGTCAACTTTTAGAGTTTCTTTAAGTATGCGAGTAATGTGATCAGATATTTTTCCATCTAATCTAAAATTCACGGTGGTTTTATAATTTGTAATTGCTTCTTTCGATCCAAGATTTACAGTAACTACAGTTGAGTTCTCTTGTGTAATAGGTGCTATTGTATCTGTGTATAAGGTAACTTTTATTTTTTGTTTATTTGGATCAGTAAGTTCTAACTCAACTTTTTCAGTTCCAACCATTTGTAAAGCGTCTATAGCTGTTTTTAATTCACTATCTTTTTTTACCGTTCCTGTATCCACATAAAGAATATCAACCTTGAGCGTAGGACTCAAAATGTCTTCAAAATAATATAAGTCAGTAATCAAAGATCCAATATCTGCTTTCGTTTTTTCATCATTGGAATACACCAAACATTTATCAATGTTAAAATCTTTAGATTGTGCTGATGTAATTGGTTGATTAGACATCTTTTAAATTTTTTCTTACTTCTATTTAATGAAGTTCGGTGTCATCTAGAGATGGATCTGAACCTCCACCACCACCTCCACCAAAACCAGAGGATCCAATTTTAACAACTGGACCTGGTATCGTTACAACCTCTGGTGTAGAAACACGATAAGTATAGTCATCTTCAGTCTCAGGAAATCCATCCTCGGTATATTGACTCAGAATAGAAATCAAACTCTCTGCGGCATTTCTTCTTTGATGTATTGTTTCTGTTTGATTAATAATATCATAAAAATTAACTCCAAACAAATTTGTGGAATCAGCATCAACAATATATTCTCCTGGATGAGTTAATACATATTCAGTTTTGTTTATGAGACCACCCTCTTCTGCTGCAGTAATCCATTTTTTCCAACTTTGATCTGGATTTTTTGGAGGTGGATCTTTTTTTGTGCGTTGAGATGAATAGTGAT